CACGGGGATGCCGTACAGGTTGCCGATCTCACCATTGCGGATAGCGTTGCCGTCACCCACAAAAGCCTGCTCGGTGTAGCGAGCCAAGCCCATCAGGGTGTTGCGGCTCGACGGGGGGATGATGAAGAAACGACCATCCATCGGCACATCGTTGTCGTCCAGACGCTGAATGGTGCGGCGAATAGCAGCATCAGTCAGGGCGGCGGCATTGGAAGAGGTTGAGTTGTAAGCAGTCGTGCCATCAGAGCCAATGTAGGCTTTCGTGGACGAGTTGCTGGTTGCATAGTCGTTAGTGCCAACGGTAGCACCGTTGAAAGCACGACCCAATTGCACCAAATCAACATCAATCTGCTTTGCCAATGCGTAACCAGCGTCTTCCGTGTAGAAAGAACGCAGGCTGGTCAGGGCTTGCACTTCAACGATGTCTTCGATCAGGCGGCTGTATTCGTAGTGCTTGTCAATAGAGACAGCCACTTCGGTTTCAGTTGCAACGATCAAAGTCACTGCGTTGGTGGCAGTCTTGGCGTTGGCGCTACCACGGGTGGGAGCAGGAATATGAACGGTGTCACCTTTTTTGCCCTTGAAGTTCATGCGCTTGACGAGGTTCGCCATCACAAGGTTCTTCTTATAGGCGGCAACAATCTCATCACTCCAAATCTCAGGAATGAAAGTTGCTGCGGTAGTGGTCGTTACACTGTTTGCTGGGGAAAAAGCTGTTGCCATGATTCAATCTCCAAAAAAAGTTACTTCACACGACCCTCTTGGTAAGCCTGCATGATCTCATCTGAGAGTGCCTCATACCTTCCAGGGTCAGTCATCTTCAGCCGAATAAGGTCGGCCCGTCGGTAAACTCGCTTTGTAGACTCTCCAGTACCACCACTGTCAACTCCAACAGCCTTTAGGTTCTGCTTTCTGATCTGCTCTCCAGCATTCTCAGTCTGCTTTGCCTTCACGCCACGAAGCTGCTTATAGGTGGAAAGCAGTTCATTAGCCGCCTCAAAGTCATACTCAGCATCAGCCCTGGCAAACAAGGCTAGGCGCACTGAAGAGCCTTTAACCCAATCTGCAAAGCCTTGGTCTTTCACAATCTCGCCCATGTCTGGGTGAACTTGCGATAACCTTTGCTGAGTCTGCATCTTCCTGAACTCGGAAGCCGCTTGACGGGCCGCCAATACATCAGGATGCTTCTCAACAGTCTTCTGAACAGCCTTCTGAGGATTCTCAAAGAAATCTACTTCAGGCTCTTCCTCTTTAACCACTTGTTGTTTGACACCGAGGTTCTGTTTGATGAGTTCATCAGCAAGTTTGCGAACTTCGCCAACCTCTTGAGCCTGCTTACCAATCAACTTTTCAGCCTCTTGGTGCATCCTTACGATGTCTTCTAGGGACTTACCCCGATATTTCTCGGGAATCTCTGAAGTTGCTGGCTCAACAGACTTTTCTAGGGTCTGTTCTTCAATCTTGATTTCCTCACCCAACTTCTCTTCATCATTGTCAACTAGCATAGTTGTTTCCTTTTCCTGCCGTTACGGTTCTAGGAGATATGAACTCGACAACACCTTGTTTATGAGTTCGCTTTTTGCTCCGCAGCCAACTTTTCACGATGTATGCGGTCAAACTTGTTAGCCGCACCTGGGAAACTCCCAGACCACCCTTCCAACTTGATTGCTGGAGCACTTACTTTGCGTATTGATGAACTTCCACAAGTCACACACTGGACATTGACTGTCTCATAACCAGTCAGTTTCTCAGTTATGTGATGGCATTCACCACACACAAATTCATACATTCTTTTCATTCAATTCCTCATAGGCTCGTTCGCTGACCTCTCTCAAGGTTTTCAGCCAAGTCAAGATAGACAATTCGCCTTTCTTGTACATGAGGTCTTTTTCGTCTTGAACTACAGAAATATTATTCAAAGCGTTTGCCATGTTGTCAATATCCTCAAGTAAATCTTTCCATCCTTGAGTTGCCATCATGGAAAAGCGATCTTCGTAATACTTTTGTAGTTCAGGTGTCACTTACCAACTCCAAATGAAAACTGCGCCATCACCACCCTTTCCACCATTGGATGAACCCGGTGCGGAACCACCACCTCCACCACCACATCCTATTCCGCCAGTACCGCCAGTACCGCCAGTACCACCAGTAGCACCTCCACCACCAGCGCCGCCTTGACTAATCAATACGGGTTGAAAAAAGAAGTAGCCATTGGCACCAACACCGCCACTTGTTCCAGCACCACCAGACACTGCTGGATAACCAAATTTTGTGTTTACATTACCGCCACCACCAGTATAAGAGGCACTTCCACCACCACCGCCAGATAAAAATGTGGTTGTAGATGCGTTCACAGACCCCGAAGTACTACCTGATTGTCCATTAATGCTTTTGAAAATACCAGACGCACCAAAATAATAGTTTGCAGTAGCCGCACCGCCGGAGCCACCAATGCCGACATCACCCGGATTACCACCAGACGCATCCAATAGGTCATAACCTGTGCCTGTTTTCTGCACATAACGCACAACAGTTGCTTGTGCAACGCCGCCGGGCGCACCACCTATTCCACCTGCTGAACCTCGCCCAACAAATATGCTTAAAGTGTCAGGTATAAACATGGCTGGGCCAATCCAAGAAGTAATTGCGCCAGACCCACCACCACCGCCTTGGGTGGCTGAATCTCCGCCAGCGCCACCACCACCGGGGCCAATCAGCAACATTCTGACCATGCTAACACCTTGGGGCTTAGTCCAACTAAGCCTCATGTTTGGCGTGTAAAACGCTTGGAAGTTTGCGCCTTGAGGTGTGGGGTAGTTGATTGGATAACTCATGTGTTCACCATGTAATGATTACTGCAAGTCCGTTGCCACCAGCACCAGAATCTCTGCCTCCACCACAACCTATGCCGCCTCTTCTATCCCCCATACCACCTGCCCCAACCATAATTGGTTGCATTTGAAAGAACCCATTTGAATTTGTTGCTGACCCAGAATTTGTTGTGTACCCATAATTTGATACCTGTGGAGATCCCGGGCCGCCACCACCAGATAAAAATGTTGCAGATGCTGCGGGAACATTTGCTGCGCTACCATTATCACCTGCAACAGATTGAAAGAAACCCATAGCGGTAAAAAAATTGGCAGTCATAGCGGCGCCACCATTTGTTCCGTTTGCAGGGTTTGCAAATAATAACTGATAGCCAGTATCTTCTTTTTGTTGGTAAATGATTTGTGTTGCAATCCCCGCAGTCCAATTAGGAACAGTTACACGCAACGAATCAGGAATCAAAAATGCAGGACACATAAAATTTGTGACTGCGCCAGAGCCTCCGCCAACACTTCCATTTCCTGACTGACCAGAACCAATTAGGGTAAACCAAACAAAGGATGCGCCTTGTGGCTTAACCCATGTTCTTGCTGTATTTATGTATGCTGTTTCTGAGCCATAAAAAATCTGCACATTGGCATTTTGCGGTGTGGGGTAGTTTATTGGGTAACTCATTTTGTCCTCACCAACTTGCAATTAAAACCATGCCTTGACCACCACGACTAGAACTTGAAGTTAACCCACCGCCACATCCAATACCGCCATTACCCGTATCATTACCACCGCATCCTACTATTAATGGTTGGAGCATAAAAAAACCGTTTCCGCTATTTATGCTATATCCATAATTTGCTGTATTTGGTACTCCACCACCATTACCGCCGCTTAAAAATGTTGTGGCTGATGCGCTTTGAGTGCCGCTTGTACCATCTTGACCAGCAATAGATTGATAAAAACCAGATGCGGCAAAAAGCGGTGCGGTTGTTACTGCTCCTCCATTTGGATTACCACCTGTGGCGGCATTTAGAAGTGTTATTAAAGATGGGCCACTTCTGTAATGGACTGTTGTGGCTATATTAAACCCACATAAAACTTCCAAGTAATCTGGAACATTTTGAGCCGCACCATACCAAACAGTCACTGCCCCAGAACCGCCGCCATTTGTTCCATCTCCAGTAGCACCAGAACCAATCAACATCATGTAAACATGGCTAACGCCGGGCGGTTTGTTCCATGATTTTTTAAATCGGGATGCAGTTGTAGATGTTGCATCGCCATAGAAAATCTGCACATCAGCATTGCTGTTGCGGAACTGTTGTTGATTCTGGCGTACAAACATGGTTATGCGATGGGAGGTGTGTACCAAGACGGCACAGAAGCATTGTCGTTTACACAGGTGTATTCGACATTCTCCTCACCGATCTGTGTACCGTCAGCCTTGAACACGCCCAAATAGTTGCCATCGGCATCCAGATGAGCGAAACCTTGTGTGTTGTCTGAGAACTGAATCTCAAACCATGAGTCAGTATCCCGCCACATTTTAGTAATCTCCTGCAATGGTCACGACAGAGTAGCCAGTACCTGACGAGCCAGTTGATGTGCCAAAGGTCACATACAGAAGATAGTTAGGGTCAAGTGCCACATTGATAGGCAACTCAAACACACTGGATGCCGCAGTCTGAGAAACAGTCACAGCGGGAAGTGTGATTTCATCGTACAGCCAAGTGTTTGTGGCACTGGTCGTGGTGCTACTTGAGATAAAGACACGGCAAACCGTTGCGGCAGGTGAGCCGACAGGACGGAAACGAATCTTCTGTACATAAGAACCGTTTGACCCTGCGGTAAAGGCTTTGTACAGTGTTCCAGAGCCGTCCTGGGCTGTATTGGCTGTCGGGCCAACAACAAGACCAGAGTTATTGGTTGCTACCGAATCGGTTGCCCCAACGATGGAAAAAATCGGGGATGTATTTGCTGGCATTTGAAAAACTCCTTAAGGAAAAATGCAGTTGATTGCGATTGCTCGTACGGTGCCAACAGATGTGCCACCTGAACTGGCAGTCTGCCATGTTGGTAATGCACCAGCACCATTTGAGGTCAGAACTTGACCAGAAGTTCCAGTTCCAGACACTTGTTGGAAATTGCCTGTGGATGTAGTACCAGCAGCAATGAGTCCATAAGCCGTTGTCGTGCTAAGTCCAGTTCCACCTTTTGCAACTCCAACTGTTCCAGTGCTTGTTAATACCTTGGAAGCGTCTGTAAAAACCGGGCTAGATGCAGTTAAACCTGAAAGAATTGGGTTATTTACAATTGTTGCTACTTGAGTTGCATCAATCGTAATAGCATTTGTCGAGCCATTTGTCTTAATGGCAAGAGTGCCTGCACTTGTTAATGCGCCATCAGTTAGTGAAACTTGTGTTGGCATACATTTTCCCCTTTACGGCGTTCCGTTAGAAACAATGTTTGTTGCAGATGTGATTATTCCAGTGGAATCCATTGATGCAATTGTAGTAGCACCATACTTAAATAACAATTTTGTTCCACTTTGGACAATTGAAAAGTTTGTAGTGGCTAATGAACCAGCAGAACCAGTCGTGTTTTGGTTCAAAGTTGGAACATCAGCCGCCTGAATTGTGCTCATGACCACATTTGTGCCATTGCCACGCAAATATGAGCCACTTGTCACTGCGCCAGCAAACGCATTCATTGCTGATTGAGCAGTAGTTTGTCCTGAACCGCCATTGCCAATAGCAACTGTTCCAGTCACATTTGATGCTGTGCCAGTCGTGTTTTGGTTCAGCGTAGGAATGTCTGCTGCAACAATAGCCCTGAATGTTGGCACTCCAGCAGTTCCATTAGGAGCAGCCAGGACATAGTTTGCAGTCTTTGAAGCATACGGATTCTGAGTGTCACCATAGCCACTTGCCAAGCTGATAGCAGGAGTTGCGCCACCACTAGAGTCAACAGGAGATGTCCCAGTCACACCTGTAACTGTTCCACTTCCCTTGTTATTGAATGTCGTCCAGTCAGTAGAAGTCAAATAGCCATTAGTCGTTGAACTGGCAGCAGCCATACTAATGACTGGAGTTGTTCCCCCGCTGGATGCCACCGGAGATGTTGCAGTAACAGAAGTTACCCCAGTATTGGCAAGCGTGATAGAGCCAGCACCATTTGTGACACTGATTCCAGTCCCAGCCGTAAGGTTAGCCTTCTCCCACAACGATGTGGTGGCGTTATAAATGATGGTTTGACCGTTGCTTGGAGACTGAGCAGAGACATTGTGAATCTCGTCTAACTCATATCCATTTTGCACTTTGACAAACAGTTTGCCTTGTGTCGGATGTGCGTGTTCAACAACAGCAACATAGACCAAATGAGTAGGCGCATAGGGCTTAGTGGCGGTCAAAGTACCAGCAGTCGTGCCACTTAGGTAGAGTTGGTCGCCATCTGTATAAGCCGATGTGTCAATGTTTGTAACCAATCCAATGACCGTCACATATCCATTTGAATTGTTAGCCAAGTCAGCAGACATCAACCCCAATGTCTGTGCAGATGTTGCATCGCCTGAAGCCAGCGCCTTAGAAACCGTTGGAATCTGACCTGTTGCGCCAGAAATGTAGACTGCCGTGCCTTTTGTGAGTGTTGCGCCAGTCGTATTGCGAACTTGAACAAGTACGCTTGTAGCAGAACCAGCCACGGCAACAGACAAGTCTGCAACACCAGAGACTGTGCTTACAGTGACGCTTCCATCAGTTGAAGTTATAGAGCCAATTGCATTGACATCTGTATAAGTCAGGGTAACAGCACCAGTTTTGGTATTGACTGATGTAACTAGGTTGGTTTGGTCAATCTTCTGCCAAACAGTCCCGTTAAAGATAACCCAGTCACCAGCAACCCAGTCTGTGATGCCATTTAGGTTTGTTGAGCCTGATGTTCCGACAACATAGTAGTAGTTGGTTGTTCCAACACTAGATGTCAGAGTTGGCGTATTTGTAGAAGCGTTCCATGTTCCCTGATAAGACAAGCCCCCAGAGATGGCATTGATCTGGTTTTGCAGGGATGTGAGCGTGTCCAACACATACTGAGATGTGCCGCCACCATTTGTGATGACTTTGATGCGTTCGGCAAGGTCTAATGGAACAACCTCACCAGCATTGATTTCACGCCCGTTAGAAAGCGAGATAACCAATGACCCGTCAAAGTCAATTTTCGCATTTGTAACAGAAATTCCGTCAACACCGTCAATGCCATCTCGACCAGCAGGCCCAATAGGGCCAACAGAACCGATGCCATCACGACCATCACGACCATCTTTGCCATTACGCCCATCCTTTCCAGGCAAACCATCTTTCCCTGGAGCGCCATCTTTCAAAGATGCTGCTTTGGCAGAAATAGCCCCATTCAGGCTATTGAACTTTGAAACTAAATCTTCTTCAATTTTTTTGATGGCACGAATGACTAATTTTGTATGTTCTCCAAGGCTAGTCGTAGCTTGCTCGGCTCGTTTTTTAGCAATGTTTTCTTGAATTTTTGAGGCTAATTGCAACTTGTCTTCATCAGACAAGCCTTCAATGCCCAGTTTGGATTCAAGATCATTGATATCCATTACTTCAGCCCCTCAACAAGTTGCTTCAAGAACTCGTCTTCGATTTTAACCATCTTTTGACTTTTCTCAGCCATCTGCATCTCAACAATCTTTGACTTGTTCTTGATGTCGGCCTCTTTGAGCATCAATTCGGCAAGTTTGGCTCGTCGGTCAAACTCTTGTTGGGCAAGATTTGGTTGATTCGGCAAGTTTTGAGTCGTTGCCGCCAGCGTTTTAGCCTGAACTTCGGCTGGTAAAAGCTGTGTCTCAACCATTGTCTGACTGGCTTCAGCACGATTGCGTTCAGCCTGAGTTGCATTGACTAAAGCCTGAGCTTGTAGAGCCTGCATCTCCAGCATGGCTCGTTGTTGGGCCATCTGTTGAACTTCAGGATTGGGTTGAGACATCTGATCAAGAGCCGCCATCAACTCATAGCGGTTTGTCAGGCTAGAGTTATTCAAGATTCCTTTCAGAATCAACGGCAGAACAGGAGTGTTGGGGCCAAGAGTCTGCAACAGAGAGATAAACTGCTGCTGTTCGTACTCACGAGCAATGATGCCCAAGGTGGCAGTCGGAATGAATGTCATGTCCACAGTGGGATAACGCTCAGGGTCAAACTGCATATAGCGGTAAGTCGCCTTCTGGATGAACGGAATCAAGAAATCTTCTTGGAAGTTCACCAAAGTGCGCTTGTACTTCTTGATGATGGAGGCAACAGCCATGCTGATACCACCATTTCCAGCATCCCGAGAGACTTGGCTGACCATTCCCTGAGAGTCCAGAGTGCCAGTCGCCTGCAAAAGCATCTTTTCAAACGCCTGAGCAGTCGTCATGTTTCCAGCATCTGTGTTTCCAAACTTAAATGGGAACAGGATTTCGTTCGGATTGCCATTGGTCAGAATGGCTTTGCCAGGACGAACCTCAAACTTAGCACCACGGGGCAGTCGAGTGGCATCCATAGCCATCATTGGGCTGGTCGTCAGTGCCAGAGAGTCAAGGTGCGTACGAACCTGAGCATCAATAGCCATTTGGCTGTTGTAAGCCTTCTCAACAGTACCACGACCAAGCAGCCGATTTGGAACAGTGTCGTCCTGATAGGCAATCACAGGACGGTCTTGCATCATGTAAGGATTCTTCTGCGCCTTGAGTAAAACAGAATCGTTGGCAATCACAACGATGGCTTCAACAAGGTCAGAATACTCGTCTTGAATGCTGTCTTCAGGGAACAAGTCAACAACTTCTGCCCCATTGTTTTCCAGTTGTTCCAGATACTCACGGGGAACCAGACCATAGTAGGTGAGCAACTTCACCTTGTCGTCTTGGTACTGAGTCAGTTCTTGAGTGGGTTCCAGCCTATCGTCTAGTGAATCCAGCCCAAGTTCCACTTTGCGATAGATACCCTTTTCCTGACCCTCAACAACCTTGTGGATAGAAACATACTTTTCGATGGCAACACCCATGCACTCATCAATTGATGCTCCATTAGGGTCAAATAGGAAGTTCTTAGGGTTGATGGGATTGATTTTGACTGCAATGCGGTCTTTCTCAATCACGCCAATTGCGGCTTGTCCTGTCTGACCAGGGATTGGTTGCGTGGCAGGAACAAACTCTTTCTCGGTGGTGACGATGATCTCGCCAATGCCAGTGCCATAGATTTCAGCCATCAGCTCAATCTGATCGATAGACTTGCGGATTTTGTCCCGCTTGAAGTCTTCCATCAGTTGAGCCTTGATCAAGCCAACATCTAGCGGAGTTCCATTGACATCACGCACATCATCTTGGATGTCAAAGAACTCACCCTGACCAAAGATGGCTTCCATGATCTCGGCATGGCGGGTTTCTACGGCTTGTTGGGTAGCGGGGGTGACTATGCGGCTACGCTCAGACTCTCTGGTTTTGTCTTCAGCAGCCCATTCGCCTCGGAAGATACGCTCGTAACGCTCCCAAAGCGTCAAATAGTTGGTGTCTCGCCAGTCTCTCCAGCGGTCACAATGGTCAACAACAAAGCTGACTATCTCTTTGTCTGAGTCGCTAGGCTGGTCAAACTGGTTTTCTTCCATCACACCCCCGAAATTATGTCGACTGGCTCCCAATCGTCTTCGTTGTCGCCTTCAAAGTAGGTTGTGACATTCATCTGATCTATGTAAGAAAGTGCATCAGGCAAGTCATCATGCACCCCCTTTGATGGGAAAAGCAATAGTTGGTCTATAAACTCGTCCCAGTCTTCCTCAGAATTTAGCACAATTCTGCCATGTTCAAACCGCCCTTGCAATGCCCAAATTATCCTGTCTGCTTTTTTCTTATTTCCGTGAGTCAAGTCGTGGATATGAGCAAAACAGTTGTTTTTACGCATCATGTCTGACAAATATGGCATTACAGCGTTTTTCAGTGCTCCACGCTCAATGCCTACTGCCAGTGGCCTGTATTCCCGAATGGCAATCAGAATCTTAGTGGCAGTCTCTTGGATGTCCCAGCGTCCGTGGACAATCTCTTTGACGAACCAAACGCCATCATCTGTGACTTTGACAACTGCTATGGCAGACTCATCTAGCTTGATTTTGGCGTTCGCAGCGGCTCTAGCCACTTCTTCAAAGCCAGCCAAGTCACAGGCTATGTAGTAACTGCCATATTGAGGCTCAACCCCGTATTTCAGCCATTCTTCTTTGAAAACATCGGCTCCAGCATTGTTGAAGCTCGCCTTGTATTCTTGGTTGAAGGCAAAGGTTGACATAGTTTTCTTGGCATTTTCGATCTCTTTTGGGTCGATCAGAGGGTTATCAGCCGTAGTGAAGTGCCAAGATTTCCATTCTGGGTCTTCCTCTTCCAAGCCAAGTTTGTACATATCGTAGAACCAGTTTCTGCCCTTTGGCGTACCAATGAACAGTCCCCTGCCTTTTTTGTCTGACAGGGCGGCTCGGATGACTTGTTCCCAGGCTTCAGGCTTAATATCAGCCACTTCGTCTAAAACCACGAATGTCAGGCTCACGCCACGAAGCGTATCTGGTCTATCAGCCCCACGGACATAGATTTTTGCCCCGTTGATCAGGGTGATGTCTTGGTTATTCACATGGCTACCAGCAATGACTTCACGCCCAATCTCCAGCAACACATCCCAAATGATCTGACGAGCCTGACCGTTGGTAGGAGCCACATACATGACTGCTGAGCCAGCAGGACAGCGCAAACCTTCAATGATCAGGCTAGTGGCGGCAAGGCGGGATTTACCACAACGCCGACCAGCGGCTACGACTTTGAAGCGGGTTTTGTCACCAAAGACAGTTTGCTGCCAAGGAAGTAACTTGAACTGTAAATCAGCCATTCTTATCCTCGACATCAATGATTTCAGACTCAGGCTCATCAGGTGAGCCTATGGATATAGGGTTATCCCCAATGCCTGTGATATTGATAGTCACGGCACTTCTTTGGTTCTTTTCTTTCTCAAACATACTGACAGGCAGGGTTCTGTCCATCAGTAGTTTGATCATAGAGGCTTGGGCAGGGTGTTCATCATTCATAGCGATTTCAATCGCTTTATGGACGACATTTGTGCCAGCAGAGTTGAGGAGGATGTTTTTCAGGGCTTTGAGTCTTTGCCCTTCAGTGACTGGTAGTAAGTCTTGTTTTTGTTTAGACAAGTCACTAACAGTCATCTGACCAATTGTTTTCTTAGGTCGACCACGACCTCTCTTGACGGAAACATCACTCATTCTTTTGCCCATAGAAGGAAGTTATGGAGTAGGGTAATCCCATTGACAAAAACTGTCAAGGCGCTAGAATATGGATTGTTCGTTCGTGCCGAACAAAGAGTCCATTGGCAGAGGTACAGCCCTTGCTTTGCAGGGGGCACGACTGTATCTCTACCAGTGGGCTTTTTTCATGGCAATCTACACAAAGCAGGGCATGGCAGCAGTCAAGCTCAGTCGCAAGAAAAAGGCGGCTAAGGCTAAGAAAACGCTAGAAAAACTGGCAATGAGTAGTTCTGTCATCAGGGATTTGATCAACCAAAAGGCATCCCAGATCGGTTATGCCATAGCCAAGAAAAGCCAGCCAAAGCCAAAGCCCAAGTTTGAGCCAACCCCTGTCTATCAGGTCGGAATGGGCAAACTCTTCTATAAGACTAGGGAATGGCGGGAACTCCGTTACAAGGTGCTCGTCAGGTTTGGTAAGAAATGCCAGTGTTGCGGGGAAACTGGTGGTTATATCCATGTCGACCATATCAAGCCAAGGTCGCTTTTCCCAGACTTAGAACTTGACGAAAACAACTTGCAAGTACTTTGCGAGGCGTGTAACATAGGCAAATCGAACCTTGATTCGACAGATTGGCGTTAAGAGTTAAAGGGATGTCGGGTGTGGCAGTCGCACCCTCAAAGGCATGAGATATACGGATGTCCCCACTGCGAAGAGCAGGGCAATCCTCACCAGGAAGTCAGGGGACGGTGGCTAAAGAATGGTACGCATTGAGGAAGCTCAGTAATACGACCTGATCGCCACCATAGGGACTAACTCACCCTAACCGCTAAACGACACCCACCACTTTAGTCAGTGGATTCTCAAGACCATGAGAATTGCTACGACTGCCTTCTCACGCCTATACCATTCGTCCGACCTTCTTCTTGCTACCTAGTCGTCTCCATTGTGTTTTCTAAATTGCCTTTTTCAGAGTTTGGGTGGCTCCTACAAATCTTCCTCACCACACACACCCCTCCCCCCCTACCATGTCTCTCAAAAACAACACCATGCCAGCAGATACCCTAGGGGGTATATGACCAAGTGGGCAAGCATACCCTGGGGAGTATTTATAT